GCCCCCGTCCTGTCGGGGCAGGGGTGGCGGCACATCTGGCCGCTGGGCCCTGGGCGTAACCCTCCTGCCGCGCTCGTCAGACCACAAGCCGAACTGCCTGCGAGACATTCGTCCATCAGTCGCTAGGCCCGCCTCCTCGAGGGCCGAAACTTCATCCGAGGTAAACCCGCGGGACGTCAGGGCCACAGAGGCGTCGTCGGCAGAAGCATCGCTGAGAAACACAGCCTCCAGCCCAGCCTCGAGGTCGCCATTGAAGGCGCTGTCCGGCACCTCCTCGAGGGAGACAAAGGTCTGGCCAAGCGTCTGCCCGCCGTCCTGCTCGCTGATCTCGGCGATGATCTCGTCGTTGCTCAGCTCGGTGACGTCCAGGCCGCGCCGCCCCAGCTCGTTGGCCAGCTCGGCCAGGCGCTGCCGGTTGGCCTGCTCGTCCTCGGTGGTGTTGAACACCGGGGTCTCGGCGGCGTCGGAGGCGATCGCGGCCCGCAGCACATCAGCCAGGGGCGCGTCGAGGTCGCGGGTGATGAACCCGGCTTTGAGCGCCGCCTCGGACATCGTGTCGATGTCGACAGAGCCGCCGTCTTCCTCGAGGCCACCCTCCTGGCGCACGAAGTCGCCCAGGCGCTGGGTCTGCGCCGGGGCCAGGCCGCCGGCGGCGCGCAGTGTGTTCAGGGCGATGTCGAGACTGTCTCGGGTGCGAGCGGTCGTGCCTTGTGGGCCCTCGATCTGGATGCCGAACTGGCGCGCCAGGTCGAGCGGGTCTTCGCCGTATCTCTCGCCTGCAGAGCGGAAGAAGGCGGCCCAGACGGCGCTCTCGCGCTCGGCCACGTCCGGCGATCGACCGGCAGCCCGGAGCTGGGAGCGCACTGCGTCCTGGACCTGGGCGTCGGAGGCCCGGCTCTCGCGCTGGCCGGCGGCGATCGCTGCGGCTTCCTCGCGCGCCTCGGCCATGATTTCCTCGACCTCCTCATTGAACTGAGCGGCCTCGGCCAGGCTCATCTCGTCGGGGTCGAGCGTGGCGTTCTCGTGGAAGAACGGCGCGTCCTCGGTGCCGGCGATCTTCTCGGCGTAGACGGTGGCCGGGAGATCGACGGTGCCGCCGGATGCCAGGGCCTCCTCGAACATCTCCTGGTCGATGCCGAAGTCGAGCAGCACGTCGGCGATCGGGACGTCCTTCGCCTGGTAGAAGGTCTGGAAGGCCTCGGCTGAAACCGACAGGGCCTGGCCGGCGAACCCGGTGCGCTCGAGGAACTGCCGGAACTTGCCGGGGGCCCTTTCGCGCAGCTTGCTCTCGGCCACCACCTCGTCGATCTCGGCGAGCGTCTCGGCGGTGCGCCCGGCCCGCTGGGCCCGCGCGGAATCACCCATGAATCTGCGCCCGGCCACGCCGCCGACCTCGAGGGGCAGGGTGGCCACCTCGGCCAGGGCCTCGACCGCGACCTCGCGCAGGTCGACCTCGCCGACCGTCGCGACCTGGGCCAGGGCCTCGCCGCTGCCCCCGAGGGTCATCTGCGCGACGGTCTGCAGCGCAAGGTCCCCGGCGGGGGACGCGGCGAGGGTGCGGCCTGCAACGCCACCAGAGAGCCCGTCCAGGGCGGCGATGATGATGCCCCTGGTGAACCCGAACTCCTGGGCCTTTAGCATCAGCTCTGGGTCGGAGATGGCGGCCAGGGCCCCCTCCGGCGTGGAGAGGTCGGCCCCGTTCTCGTTCAGGAACTCGTCGATGCCGCTCCCGGTCTCGAGCAGGAACGACCCGCCGGCCATGACCCCGATGCCGGCGGCGGGTTGCCCGGTGACCAGCGTGGTGGCGGCGGCTCCGGCCAGGACCGGCACGAACTCGACGGCGGTCTCTGCGATGAAGGCGCTGAACCCGACCGGGTCTGCCGCGATCGACGAGGCCATCGCCCCGATGTCCTGGGCACCACCGGCGAAGAAGTCATCCCGGAACGCCGCCGCAGTGTCGGACATCGGGATGGCGTTGATGCGCTCGAGGTCGACGCTGATTTGGGACAGGGCCCCCGCCCGCTGGATCAGCCGGCGGCGGCTGCGCTGGATGAGGAACTCGCGCTGCCGCTCGTCGCCCTGGACGAAGGCGAAGGCCATGCTGGCGTTCAGGCCGTGGGGATCGAGGCCGAGGGCTTCGGCGACCTCGTGCCTGGCCATCGTGGTGGGCAGGCCGGCGGCGGCCTCGAACATGGACAGGCGTCCGGCGACGGCGGTTGCCTCGGCGGTTGTCCCGGCGGTCTGGGCCGACCTGAAGAACCTCTGGGCCCCTCGGCTGACCGCCCGCTCGGCGGCGGTTGGCTCTCCGGTGAACCGGGCCGGAGGAAACCTGGTGCCGGCCTCCTCGATGGCGGCCAGGCTGTCGACGTCATCTCGCGCCACGGCGCTGTTGGTCTGCTCGAGCAGCCACTCGGCGGTTGTGGGGGCTTGCTCGAGGGTCTTCTGCACCCGGCGGCGCTCGCGCTGGTCGGAGAACAGCGTCATGTTGCCCTGGACCACCGCCGGCGGAACGCCGGTCTCTTCGGAGATGCCGATCGCCTCGGCCGCCTCGTCCGGCGGCGGCTGGCCTGGTGCCATGACCTGGGCGGTGGCGGGGACGGTTTCCCGCTTGCGCCTGTTGGCCAGCGCCTGGTCGACGAGATCGAGGATAGGATCAGCCACCGCGCAGCTCCCTGGCGTCGAGGATCACCTGCATCACGTCTTCGGCGTCGGGGTCCTGGATGCCATCGGCGACCAGCTTGGCGACGATGTCCCGATAGAGCGACGGGGTGATGGTCATGGGGTCGGTCGAGAACAGGTCGACGCTCTCGCCGGCGGCCATCGATTCCTCGAGCAGCTGCACCGCCTGGAAGAACGGCTTCTCGCTGGCGTCGAAGAGGCCGAAGAATCCGGTGCCATCGGTGTAGACCTGGGCCAGCTGGCGCTGGACGATCTCGTTCATCTCCTGGGGGTCGGGGTTTCGGCCATGCTCTTCATGGAACTCGACCACGTCGCTGGTGACGGCGTTGTAGATGCGGGCGGCGTCGGCGTCGTCCTTCGAGTTGAACTTGAAGACGCCCGGCGCGTTCGCCTGGATGGTCGATTTCACGCCACCGAACGACAGCACCTTCGGGGCTTTGGACGTGGCCTTGTTGTCGGCGTTGATCACGGCGGTCTGGATGCGCTGAATCTCCTGGAAGTGAGCGTTGGAGAGTTTCCCCCTGAACTGCATCAGGTTGGCCTCGGCGAAGGCTTCCGGGTCCTGGGCCGACTGCAGGCGCAGGTTGTAGAGAACCTGGTCGTCGGTGACGATGTCGCCGCTGGCGGTGCGCTTGCGCTCATACTCGCGCAGGCCGTTGACGCCGGAGAGCCCGATCCTCTCGCGCACCTCGAGCGGCAGGTCGTCGACCGCGCCGCCCTGCTCGACATGGGAGAAGCCGATCTGCTCGGCCTCGGCTCTCTGCCTGGCGATCTCCTTGGTTTCGATGGTCTGCAGCCTGGCGACCCTCTGTATCGCGGCGGCCTGGACGTCGGGGTTCTCGATCTGCAGCACCTGGCGCATCGGGTCTGGTGCCCCCCCAGCCCCCTCGGCCTTGCCGGCTGCCCATCGCTGGGCGTCCTGCGCGCTCATGCCCGAGAGGAACGGGTTGGCGTCGATGATGTCGGGGACACCATTGGGGCCGCCCTTGCCGGGCCCGTCCGAGCCCCTGGTGTCCTTCGGGAACAGCGTGGCGATGGAGGTGGTCGGGTCAGCTTTGATGACCTTCCTCGCCCCGGTCGGCCCGAAGAAGTGAGACATATAGAGGTTGGTGTTGTTGACCGGCAGGCCAGCCCTGGCCAGCGTTGCGATGTTGTCATCGGTGAAGGCGCTGAGCATCTCGGTCTGGAACCTCACCCCCTCCGGGCTGTCGTCGGTTTTCATGGCGAGCAGCTCTTCCTCGGTGTGCTGCAGGGCGACCGTGGGGGCGTGCTTCATGATGGTGGCCAGCCAGGTGCTATCGATGAACTGCCCCAGACCCCCGGCGCTCGAGGTTGTTGCTTCTGCCGTCGCATCGCCGCCGCTTTCAACGCCGACGACGGTCCCAAGGTAGGCCCCCTTGTCGAAGCCGCCGCCAGTGCCGTCCCCGCCTGCCGTGTAGGCCGCGTCACCCAGGGCCATACCTTCCCGCCTCCGGGCTTCGGGGCCGAGCTTCGCCTCGATGGCGGCCAGCTCCGGGCCATCGACGCCCATGTCTTCGGCCCACTCGAGGGCTCCGATCGGGTCCAGCTCGCCCCGGCGCATGGCGACCGCCTGCAGGGTTTTGCTTCGCCAGTTGTCCTGGGCGGCTCGCAGCTGGTCGTCCGACCATCCGTTGCGCTCGGCCCTGTCCCTTATTTCAGCGGCACCGATGGCGAGGGCCACGCCGATCTCGCCGTCATTGTCGAACCCGGCCACGGCGTCGTCTGCCGCAGTCTCTGTGCGGCCGAGCGAGGCGGCGTCGATCCAGGCCAGGCGCTGGTCTCCGGCGTGGGTGTCGAGGCTGTTGCGCGCCGAGGTGAGCCTCGCCTCGATCGAGGAGGAGGCTGCGCGGGCCGCCATGCCGTTCATGCCTTCCGTCGATCTCCCCATGACCGCGTCCAGCTCTTCCAGGGTTGTGTCCCTGCGCTCGATCGAGGCGCTGCCCCTGGTGAACAGGTAGCCGTTCTCGGGGTCTCGCATGATCCGCCTGATTTCGTCGGCCGCCCGGCTGTCGGCCTCTTTGGCGGCGGCGTCGGCCTCCATCTCGGAGAACTGCTGCGCCGTCCTGCTGGCCTCGTCGAGCCCTGCGATCACGTCTCTCAGGTCGGTGGTGTTGGCTGCGACCCGATTCGTGGGCAGGGCTCGGGTCTGGGTTGTGCCCAGCCGGGTGTCGGGGACGCTGACCCCTCGGCGGCCCTCGAAGACCTCGCCTGGAACCGTGAACGCCATCTCAGGACACCGGGGCCGCAGTGAAGGAGCGCCACTGGCTGGCCACCCTCGAGCCCGTGGTCAGCACGGTGCCGATCCCCTGGAAGACGGCGCTGCGCTTCACGGACGAAGCCTCTGTGCGGAGGCTGGCCGATCGCTGCAGGTTGCCCTGCGCTTCCCGGTTGGCGTCGGTGCGGATGCGGAAGGCGTCCTGCTCGGTGAGCAGCGCGGCCTCGTCGAGGACGTCGAGGGCGTCCCCGGAGGTGATGCTGAGCCCATTGGCCGCCATCCTGGCAGCCTGCTCGGATCGCTCTCGAGCCCCGATCAGGCGGGCCCGGTTGCTCTCCTTCTCGCCTCGCCGGAGCGCATCGGTCGCCGCCTCCTCTTCTCGCCTGGCCTGTTGCTTCAGGGCTTTCTTTTGCGCGCCGGCCTGGGAGATCGACTGGACCAGCCCGAAGGCCCCGGAGGCCAGGGTCAGACCGAGGCTGACGATTTGCGTGGTGGTTAGGGCGGCGGCGCTGGCCCCGGCCACGGCGGTGCCGGCGACTGCGCCGGTCGTGACTGCTGCGGCGGTGCCGGCCGCTGCGGCGGTGCCTCCGATGCCGAGGGCGCTGGCAACGCCACCGAGGCCGATCGCTGAGAGAGTGACAGGGCACATGATGTCAGACCTTCATTTCAAAGTGGCGGAACCATCCGCCGCCGACGTCGAACCTGGCGTCCGAGACGGTGAAACCCAACCACTTGAGCCACCTGATCGCCAGGCTGTTTTCCTCGTGGATGATGTTGCAGATGCTGGTGTAGCCTTTCACGACCTCAGCCAGGCCTCTGCGCGATTGCTGCAGGAAGACCCTGCGGTAGCCCTTCTCCTCGACCAGGCGCGAGGCGACCGCCCAGGGGTGCCCTTCCGTGGTCAGCACCACGGGCCGGATCACCCCGAAGCAGCAGACCGGCTCCCCGTCGATGAGCCCGCACCTGGCCCGGTGCGATTTGCGGAGCATCTCTTCCAGCACCTCTCGCATCGGGCGCGGGTCCTGGTAGGAGAACTCGACCCGATCGGCCTCGCGCGCCACCGTCACGATGTGGTTCAGGTGGCTCGCGGTCAGCTCGACGATCTCGTGCCTCACGTCCCCACCGTCATGTCGGGGGCGACCGCCAGCACGGTCATCGGCAGCGGATCGCTCTGCCTGATGTAGACGGTCCCGTCCCTGGTCCAGAGGGGATCGACGTGGACGTTGATCAGCTCATCGACGATCGGCGGGACGATGTGCAGCCCGAGCGGGTCTCGAGGCTGCCGCCAGGCCTGCAGCTTGGCCACATTGGGGCCGGTCGAGATGCCTCTTGTGCGCTCGACCTGGACCTGGACCTTGTTGACCTTCTGCGGCAGGCCGCGGCTCTTGCCCTTGCCCTTGATGTCGAAGTTGGGGGGCAGGGTTTCGGCGTCGGAGATGTAGCTCTTGCCGACGTGGGCCTTGACCGCCGCGTTGGCCAGGGTGACGACCCCGTTGGCGGCCACGGTCAGCGCCCCCACCACCTCGCCGTCAGCGAGCGCCACCACCGTCTCGCCCAGGAGATGCTCGAGCCCGGTGATGGAAGTAGTCGACGCGCCGGAGTAAGTAATGCCGGCGTCAACGAAGTATCCATCCTCGACGGCGGTGAACTCTCGGCCACCCATGCGCTCGATGTATCGCTTGGTCTGGCTGTTGATGGTGCGCTTCACCGTCATGTAGACCGCCGAGACGCCGCTCTCCTCCACCGAGGTGATGGTCTCGACCACGCCGCCGACGTCATGCTCGGCCCAGGCCCAGACCTGGTGTTCGCGGTGGTAGGTGAGCGAGAGCAGGTCGCCGTCCGACATCACCAGCCAGATGATCGAGAAGGGCGATTTGGCGTAGGTCCAGTCCCTGACCGTCCGGCCCCGGAAGAGGTCGGGGACGAAAATGCTCAGCTCGTTCCCCTGGTAGCCATCGGTCTCGAAGGCGTAGCGCAGGTCGCGGATCACGTTGCCGAACCGCTCGACGTAGAGGACGCTGTCGTTGACCACCAGCGGGCTGACCACCGAGGCCCCGGCATAGCCGTGCTGGGTGATGACCTCCTTGCCTGGTGTGAGGACGCCGTCGACGCCGGCCACCGACCACTCGCCGGCGTTGGTCAGCACCAGCATCTCGCGGATCGGCATGATGTGGTGGATGTGCTGCAGGAAGTTTCCGTTGATGGAGAAGTGCAGCCGGTCGGTCGCCTTGGTGATGCGTGACTTGGTGAAGTTTTCATAGTCGCCGATCCGGCTCTCCCAGATGTCCTCGGGCAGGTTGTTGGTCGAGCCCAGGGCCAGGCGCTGCTGGTAGATGCCGACCGCGCCCGGATATTCGTCGGTGGCCTGCAGGTCGGTGAACGACTGCACCGGGGTGTCGGTGGTATCGGGGGCGATGTTGTCGTCGGTGAAGGTCAGGGCGTCGGTGAAGCCGACGAACCCGAAGATGCCGTTCAGCTCTCGATAGACGCGATACTCGACGGCACCGGCTGCCGCCACCCAGGTGACCACGTTCTCGGCTCCGGCATTGTCCAGGTCCTCCGAGGTGGTGTCCGAGCCGCTGGTCGACTGGAAGGACTCGATGCCGTTCACGTCGACCGAGCTGACCACGTAGGTGTAGGTGATGGTGCCGGCGTTTTTCGAGACCACCGCCACCCCGGTCGGGGCCGCGTTCTGCGGGTCGAAGACCAGGTCGGTGATGGGCCAGGTGGTCGACGCGGTGCGCTGGAGCTTCTTCGACGGGTGGGATCGGTGGGCCATGTAGAGGGTGTCGGCCGACTGCGCGTGTTTCATCGCCTCGGCCTCGATCTCGGTGTAGGGGCTGACGAACTGGAACAGCTCCTCGACCGTGCCGCCGGCCGACCATGCGGTGAGGGCCGAGGTGTCGACCGCCGTGCCCCACATATCTTCCAGCTCGAGGGTGGTGGCGGTGACGTTCTTGGCGACGAAGGTGCGCCCGTTCAACTCCGTGGGCCCGGTGGTGATGCCGGAGATGAAGACCCGGCGATCGTTCACGATGCCGTGGGTGCCGCAGGTCACCACCCCTGGGTTGGCCTGGGTGATGCCGGTGATGGTGTCGGCGGCCTCGACCACCACGCCGCCGGCCTGGACGATCCTGCCGACCAGGTCGCCCAGCTCGATCACGTAGGTCTGGTCAACCGTGGGCTGGAACGGGACCAGCACCGAGGTCTTGGTGCTGTCGATGACCTCGGCCACGAACTCGGTCCCCATGCGGTTGGAGAAGCCCCCGCTGGTGAGGATGAAGACGTTCGACGCCACCCGGAGGCCGACATCGTATTTCCCGATGTCGAGGCGACCGTGCAGCGCCGGGCCGAGCAGCCCGCCGGCGAAGCTGGGGAAGAAGCCGTGCAGCGGCATCAGTAGGGCCCCACTCCGAACTCGGCGTAGGGTTGCCGGTCGCTGTCGACGACGTTGAAGCCGCGCTTGCGGAGCCAGTCGGCCACGACGACATTCTTCTGGTCGCTCTCGGCCAGGGCGAGCATCTCGGCGCGCTCCTTGGCGGCGACGTAGCCGTTCTGCGCGAAGGTGAGCCTGTCGGCGACCTCGGTGATGGCGATCGCCGCTGTCTTGGCGACAGCCCATGACAGGGCCTCGCGGAAGCTGGGCGGGTAGTTGTTGGGGTCGGTGTCGTCCTCGGTCCACTCGGCCCAGGCGTCGTCGACGTCGGAGTAGATCGCGCCCTCGGCCAGCTTGTATGGAGCCGAGACGACGCGGTGCCCCTCACGGGCCGCGCGGACCACGGCCAGGTCCTGGATAAAGCGAATGGTCAGCACCCCGGATGGCCTCTGGTATTTGAACTCCCACTCGTCGGGGCGGTCATTGGTTGCGAACTTGGCCAGTGCCTGGCGTCCGGTGGCCCACTCATAGGGGAAGGCCTCGAGCAGGATCAGCCGCTCCTCGTCATAGTGCAGGTTGCAGGCCCTGCCGGCGGCGCTGTCTTCGGTCAGGGAGTTGATGTCCTCGAGCCCGACGAAGGAGAGCCCTCGGTTACAGATGCCGACTGTGCTGGCCATGTGCCCGCCTCCTTTGTGGGAAAGACGCCCCCCGGGGGGGGCGCCTTGAGGCCAAGCTGACTGCTTGGCGGGTGGTTACTCTGCGCCCTCGGCCTCGGCCTCGGCTCGCGCCGCCTCCTCCTTCTTGGAGATGGGGTCGACCCAGGACGGCGGCTTGCCGCCGCTGCCCGGCCAGTCGAAGATTTCGCCGATCTGGCGCGTCTTCTTGCCGTCGTATCCGGCCTTGGTGCAGATGACCCTGGTGCCCTGCTTCAGGCCACCGGCCTTCGGCTTGGCATTAGTCATTGCTGTGGACCCCCGCGACGATAGCCGCAGCGATCTTGCCCGTGGTCGGGTTGGTGCCGGTCACGGTGTAGCGCAGCCGGACATACCGCTCGTCGGTGCCGCGGGGGACGAACTCCAGCTCAGAGCGCATCCCGACCACCAGGTCGGCCAGGAGGATGTCCCGGCTGGCCGCGATGATCTTGGCCGAGGAGAAGGCGGCGTTGTCGTCCACCTCCACCGTGACCTGCAGCGACGTGAGGGTATTGAAGACCTCGGTCACCTGGATCAGCAGGGGGATCGGATTTCCCTTGCCGATGTCAGGTGCAAGGGCGGCGGCGGCACCATAGACCGTGCCGGCCGCTCCGAGGTCGATGACGTTCGTCGAGACGGCAGTCGCCGTGATGGCCTGGTCGTCCGAGAACTCGAGTTTGGTGTCGAAGATCATAGCGTGTTCTCCTTTCCTATGATCAGGTGACCTGGGTCTCGGTGTTGACCAGGGCATCGGTTTCGCGGATCGGGATGCCACGGTAGGACATGACCTCCTCGCCCTCGATCTCCATCGGCCGCAGCCGGGTGAAGTTGTCCGAGCTGCCCTGGTTGCTCGCGAGAGCATCCAGCGCCTCGAGGACGTCACGGTTGCAGTAGATCACCGTCCGGCCAGGGGCCAGCTGCTGATCGATCTTGCCGATGCGGCGGCGCTGCAGCTTGTAGAAAGCGTTCCGCATGAAGCCGTAGAGATCGACGGTGCCGGCGGCGATGTTGGAGATGTCGACGTTCGCGATGCGCGACGTGTTCCTCCAGTCCTTCACCGCGAACCCCATGTGCCAGCGGAACAGCTCCTCCTGGACGTAGTAGGGGTTACTCGATCCGTCCAGCACCCGCTGGCTGCCCTTGTCCTCGCGGATCAGGCCGCCCTGGGTGCCCTTCGGATAGAGCCCGCAGACGTCGTTCTCACCCCAGGTCACGAACCAGATCGAGGTGTTGTCCGCGCCGGTGCCTCCGGCGTCGATGATCTGGTTGCCGGCACCCGAGCCGCCGATGGTGGCGTAGCGGGCGGCGAGACCGTGGGGCTTCTCCGGGTCCACCAGGGCCGAGTGGTAGAAGAGCGCCGTGGCGGCCTCCTGGGTCATGGCCTCGATGTGCGGCAGAGCCTCGGAGAGGCGCAGGGCAGCCGCATCGTCGGAGATGTCGAGCAGCCGCTGGTCGACCGTCGCCATGCCCTCGACGAAGCCCGTGGTGTCGTCGACCTGCTGGGTCGTCGACTTGGACTGCGCGATGCCCTGGTAGAGTTTGCCCCAGGCCACGCTGGGCAGCCCGGTGCGGATGGTGTGTCGGTGGATGGTCCCCAGGTTGCAGGGAACCCACGGGATGTCCTGAGTGACGTTGTTCGCCTGGTTCAGGATTTCGATGATCGTCCCGATCTGCTGGCTGTCCTCGGTGCGTTTGTAGAGGTCAGCCAGGGTGAGGAACGTGGAAGCAAGGGTGGCCATGTCGGCCTCCTTTCACGTCAGCCGCCAGGCGGGGCTCCCGCCGGCGGTTGGTTGGGATAGAGGATTTCGGTCACCGTTTTCTTGGTCAGATCGCCACCCCTCGAGGTGATGATCGTCGGATCGGCAAAGACCTGGCCGATCTTCAGGAAGGTGCGGATCACCTCGGGATGAGACCCGAGGCCGGTCTGCGAGAGCATGGTTTTCAGCTCCGGCGTCCCGACCGCATCAAGACCTCTGAGCGCGATGGCGACGTTCTCGTCATACTTGTCGCCCCCGAACTCCTTGTCCCTCTTGCCCTCGGCCTCCCAATCATCGACCTGCTTCTCGAGCAGATCGACGGCCTGTGCTTCCGCGCCGTCAAGCGCCTTCTGCACACGCTCTGCCTGCCACTCAGCCGCCTTGGTGGCGAACTCAGCGACAGTCATCTCGGGATTGTCGGCCAGGGCTTCCTGGACGAAGGTCTCGTAGGTGCCGTAGTCCTCGGCAAAATGCTCCTGCCCTTCGGGAGGAGCGATCTTGACCACATCCGACTCGCTTCCGCTACTGTCTTTCACATCTTGCTTGTCGCCGTCGTCGTCACCATCGCCGTCACCGTCTCCGGTGCCGTCTCCGGTATCCTGGTCGCCGTCGCTGGACTGGTCGTCCGCGCCAGCTGCATCTTTCGTCTGATCGCCATCGCCATCGCCATCGCCGTCATCACCGGCCTTGATGTCGTCGGTGTTCTGGTCGTCGGTGGACTGATCGTCGCCGCCGGGTGAACCGTCTTGGGCTCCGGCATCGGGGGTCAGTGCGGTTTTAGCCATCGTCCTCGTTCTCCTTTTCGGCGGCCACCGCCGCCCTGGCTTCGATCTCCAGCTGCTCCATGAACTGCTGGTGGGCCGCCATCATCTCGGAGAGGCTTGATGCCCCCCCAGGCTCGACCCTCTCGCCCCAGAGCCACAGCGCGATGTTGCGCTCGCCCTCGAGATAGTTGGTGTGTGCGTTGCCCGTGTAGCTGGGCCGGAACAGGCCCGCCTTGCTCAGGATGTCCCAGGCCAGCAGCTTGCCGTCCGGTATCTCCAGCACCTCGGCCCAGATGCGCCGCATGTGGTTGGCTCGCAGCTCCTCGACCCGAGCGGCCACAACCGGCTCGGCCTCTTCCCGCCTCTCGTATGGTGTCATCAGATCGCCGCCGCCTCTGCCTGCCCTGCCTGCCCTCGGTCGGCGATGTCGGCCGCCACCTTGGCTGCTCCGGTCATCGCCGGCGCGGCCTCGATCAGCTGCTGCATCCGCTCTTGCTCCTGCCTGTCTGCCCTGATCTGGGCGACCTCTTCATCCGACCTGACCGTGGTCGGGGCCGGGCCCACCATCGCGGCGAACTCGTCGACCGCCTGGTCGGCGTTGATCTTGTCGAGGGCCTCGGGGAAGCCGAGCTGCGCCAGGGTGCCGGCGAAGCCGACCGTGCGCTCGATCGACGCCACGCCCACGGCCTTCTGCGCCTGGGCGAGGGTCGAGATGTATTCCACCCGCAGCGGCGAGCCGACCATGTCCTCGGGGGCCTCGGGGATCAGCTGCGCTTCCTGCATGTAGGTGAAGACCAGCTCGATCACGCGCTGGAGCAGCTCGTTCTGCAGGCGCTCCAGGACCGGGCCCAGCATGAGGAGCTTCTCCTCGTGGCGCTCGGCGATCTCGGTGGCGGTCACCTGGCGGCGATCGGACATCGCGGTGAGCAGGAACAGGTCGGCGAAGAACGACGACCGGATGCGCTCCTGGGTCTGGTTGATGTCGAGCAGCAGCCCCTGGATGTCGGGCTTGACGTCGAAGGCCGAGCGGAAGCCGCCCTTCTGCATCGAGGCGGTGTCCAGGAAGGTCACACCACTCGGGCTGGTGTTGGGCCGGTCGCCCGCGTTCCTCAGCGAGACCGGGGCCACCATCGGCGGCCTGACCTGCTTCTGGATGCCCTCTGCCTTGAAGAAGTGCTGGCTCTGCAGCTGCTTTGCGTCACCCAGGGCATCCATCGCCGGGCTGAAGCCGTAGTCCTCGTCGGGCAGCACCTCCCACCTGGAAGCGACCAGCGGGTTGTTCACATACCCGGCGACCTCGAGCAGCTTGTCGTCGGCGTCCTGGGCGTCCCAATAGACCGAAGCGAAGGGCCGGTCCTGTGGTGCTGGGCTGTTGAGCCGCCGGTTGATGTTGGGCTCGATGGCGTGGAAGATCGGGTGCTTCATGGCCAGGTTGCCGTTGTCGAAGGCCGTCTGCACTTGTTTCGAGACGCTCTTCCCGAAGGTCTCGACCAGGAACTTCACCGTCTTGTTGATCCTGCGATAGACGGTGTCGATGCGGCCCTTGGGGTCGGACGCGATCCGATACTCGCCCATCGTGAAGGGGAAGCCGTGGACCACGGTGTCGAAGTCGGGCAGCAGCAGCATGGCGTCAGAGCCGAACAGCCCCAGCTCCCGGTAGGCCATCGGCAGGACGTTGTAGATGTTCGAGACCCGCAGCACCTCATACATACGCCCCTCGACGGTGTGGAGCCACAGCCTGGTGTTGTTAGCGTCGGCGTCCTGGCTGTCGCGCAGGCCAAGCCGGAACCAGGGCCTCGAGGGCGAGGTCATCCCGGCCATCAGCCCGCTCTCGAGCGTCCGCAGAGCGCGCCTCGCCTCGGCGTCGATGATCTTGTTCGAGACGAACTCGGTCTCCCTCCTCTCCCCGAGGCTGAACCGGCCGCGCCGAGGCTGCACGTAATCCCTCAGCTGGCGGAAGTGCGGCTCCCACCGGGTGAAATCCGTGTTCAGCTCCGACCACCTGGTCTCGAGCTGGTTGCGGAGTGACTTGCTCCTGGCCACGCCGACAGCCATGTCAGGCTCCCAGCGCGGTCTTCTTGGTGGTGCTGGCCGCAGCCAGGCCACCCGGTGGCGTCAGCACCGTGCCGGAGCGTCGACGCCGGCGATCAAGGGCCGTCCGAGGGCCGCCGGCCGCCGGTGCCTTTTGCGGCTGCAGGCGCTTTTGCTGTTTCGGGGCAGCACCCCCGAGGCCGATGCACATCAGAGAACTCCTTCCAGGAAGGTCACAGCAGCGAAGAACTGCATGATGACGATTGCGAGATAGTTGTGGCGAGAGCCGGGTGCCCCGATGTCGTGGAGCTGGGCCATCCACCAGGACACCGGGGCCATCAGGCAGCCGAAGGCCGCCAGGCTGCCGCCGGACGCCAGCGCCCCCAGGTTCATCATCAGGAGCGCCGCCACCGCCAGGTGACCGCACAGGGTCGCGTTGTTCAACATGCTCTCCTCCTCGGGCTGGTCCCAATCGAAAAGGTTGGGGACATCGGGGCGGTAGGGGTGGGGCGGCTCTCCCGCCGAGCCCGGCATGCGGATGACGGGTGGCGGGCTGGCGCTCACTTCCTGCCTCCCTTGCGTGGCTTGCGTGGCTTCGGGTAGCGGGCCATCACTTGGGGTGCCGGCCGCTCTTGCGGGGTTTGCTCTTGCGCCCCATCGGTCTCTCCTCTTCCGGTTATCCGTCCCACCTCGCCACGCCGTCGCGCGAGTCGACGTGGGTGAACGTCGGGTAGCCCCCGAGCCCGCCCTCATGGAACGGGGCCAGGTATGCGTAGACGGCGGCAGGGCTGACCCCGCTCACCTGGATGTCGGCAGCCCGGCTCACGAGGTGCTGGCTGTTGGGCGCGCCGCCGACATGGGTGTTGTAGGTCTCGCAGCGGTTGCCCGACGTGACGTGGATCGGAACATCGAAGTGATCCCTGACCCGCTCGAGGGTCGCGATCAGCCCCGCGTCGATCGTGTCCTTGCCGCAGCCGCACCGGCAGCGGAACTCAGACCGGGAGAAGTGGTCGCTGATGTCGCCCATCTTTGCCTCACTCCGGGAACGGACTTGCAAACGGATCGTAGGTGCTTTGGATGACGTTGCGCTCGCCGACCCTGGCTGCCTCGCCCTTGGGTGTCACGGGGAAGGCGAAGGTCAGCGCCCAGGCGTCGCCCAGGTCGGGGGATCGGACGCCGCGCTTCTTCATGTCTTCCTTCTTCTCGATCTGGATGGCGTTGTTGGCGTCGTGCTTGTAGAGCGGCCCCGTGAAATCCACCTCGATGTCGTCGGTGTCCGGCAGGGCCGCCCCCGCGCCGGCGAGCCATTCCTTTCCGCGCTGCCACATCTCGGCGCGCTTGTTCCTGACCTTGATCTTGGTCAGCCCGTCCGGCTCCCAGGAGCTGTTGACCGGGATGACGTCGTAGCCCAGCTGGCGCAGCCGATCGATGACGCCGCCGCCGACCCCGCCCTCGTCGATGAAGGTGGCGTCGGGCTTCAGCCGGTCGATCGTGGTGGCGACCTTGGCGGCGAACTGCATCAGGTCCAGCTTCACCTTGCCCTTGCCGCCGTAGACCTGGGCCGGCTCGGTGCGGGCGTCCCTGCCCCGGCGCGGGAAGATGACCGAGCGATCGTCCCCGCCCCTGGCCACGTCCACCCCGAGGATCATCTCGTCATGGACGTGGGACACCGCCTCGTTCTTGCGCGCCCTGGCCACCACCTTGGCGTTGATGAACTGCATGTCCGAGGCGGCCTCGTAGAAGCCGAGCCAGACGTGGTTGTAGTTGTCCTCGTCCCCGGCCAGGTCGATCTGGCGCTCCTCCTCGAGGGCGTCGGTCAGCCAGGGGTTGTCGTAGTAGTGGCTCTCGACGACGATCGCACCCGCCGGAGGGTTCTGCCGGAGCAGGATGTCGATCGGGTCGCTCTTCTTCCTGGGGTTCCAGGTGAACCACATCTCGGAGCCCTCGGCCCTGATCGTCGGGCGCAGCAGCTTCAGGCTCTTCTCGCTGGCGGTCTGTGCCTCCTCCCACCACACATACTTGAAGCCCTCGAGGCTCTTGATGCTCTCCGCGTTCTGGTCGTTCATGCCCCTGAAGATGCAGAGCGACCCGCCGGGCCCCCTGATCTCACTCTCCAGCACCTCGAACATCGCGCCCAGCCCGAACCGCTGGATGGTGTCGACGAGCAGCTGCCTCGAGCTGTCCCTGATGCTCTTCTGGACCTCGCGGACACAGGCGATGCGGACACCACGCTCGAGGACCATCGCCAGGATGACGGCCTGGGCCCTGTCGTGGCTCTTGCCGCTACCCCTGCCGCCCCAGGCTCCCTTGTAGCGGGCGTAGCCGGTCCAGAGGGGCTCGAAGGTCTCAGGGGTCTTGGGCGTCAGCTCGAAGGCGGTGAAGTCGAGTAGAGCCTCGGTCATGGCAGGTCGGGCACTTTGTGCTTGTTCCAGTCGTCCCGGAATCAGCCCAGCCGGGTCCTGGATGCGATCGTAGTCAGCTCTGGCATGTTTCATTTCATCACCCTGGCCACCAGCGCGAAGATGATCAGCGCCCCTAGTCCGATTGCCTCAGCCATCTGGCTTCCCCTTTCCTTTCACGAACTCCATCTTCACCGAGCTGACCGAGACCTCCTGCTGCACCCGCTCGACGAACATGCCCAGGTGCTTGCCGATGTCGACCAGGGCGGCCCGCTTGTCGGACAGCTTGAAGGTCACCTTGCGGACGTTTCGGGCGTCCTCGCCCCGGCCCTCTGTGAAGTCTTCGCAGGTCACCGCCGAGATCGCCGCCGCCTGGTCCTCGGTGAGCTGCGACAGGTCGATGAACGGATCGCCGTCCGCTGTGACTCTGATGTAGTTGGTCATGTTCGAGAAGCCGATCTTGGCCAGCTCCCGCAGAACGTCGGCCGCCTTGATCTCTGCCCTGAGCGCGACCCTGGTCTGTCCCTTCTGGATAATCCGGGCAATGTCGGGGTTTGTGATATTCGACGACCCCGAATGCCTGGCGCTCTTCTTGCTGTAGCCCGCTCTGATCGCAGCCTGGGTAGCATTGAGGTCGACCAGATACTCCTGGGCGAAGAGTAGCTGCCTGTCAGAGAGGGCTCTGCCATTCTTTCGTTTGGGCATCGGGCTACTCTTTCAGGACGTCGGCCTGGGCCTCGACCAGGGCCCCGAGCAACTCGAGGCGGCGGTCGAAGCAAGACGATATGACATACTGGTCATCGCTCAGCAGGGCAACCAGGACGAAGCCGGTGGCGCGCCCGGCCCTGGCTCTCTCGAGGGCGGCCTCGAGCTTCTCGACCAGCGCCTTCTGAATCGGGCTCTTGATGACCTTGAGATTGGTTGGCATCAGCCCCCCAGGCTTATGATCTCAAGCACGTTGCGGTGGATCAGCCGGACGAGGGCGACCGGCGTGAGGGCGGCCAGCTCCCGGCTCTTTTTCAGCTCCCCGGTGATCTGCAGGGCGCTGATCTTCCTGGGGCAGCGGAACTTCATGTAGCGTCGGACCTCCTCGGGCAGGGCGTCGAAGGCCTCGAACTCTTCGGTGGCGTCGGCTGCGACGACGCGATGGCCCCTGCCGACATTGCCCATCCTCGGGTGGTCGCCCCTGACCGTGGCCATGTCAGTGCCTCGCCTCGGTGCCGCGCTGGGTGAGGGTGTTGGCCAGGGCGCGGAGCCGCTGGGCCATGACGGAGGCGTCGGCCGGGTTGACCTCCATGTGGGCATGAGAGACGCCGCCCTTGATGGTGAGGGTGACGACGCTGCCGGGCATCAGCAGCTGGTGGATGAGCTGCGGGCTGAGCTGCGGGGCTTGGTCCTGGTCTGCCATGTCCTCCTCCTGGCTGTGGTGGTTGCGGGGGCGGGAGTCGAACCCGCGGCCTCCGAGGTATGAACCCGGCGCGCTAACCACTGCGCTACCCCGACTCATCTGTTTCTCTGCGCGCCCCCTGGGGCTCGAGGCGTCCGGCTAAGGAGGTCGCCGAAGGTGCGGGTGCGGCTGTCGCGATCGGCGGTGAGGGCCGGGTCACGGGTGACCGGCTGACCCTCGGAGCCGAAGAAGCGCCTGTTCTGCTCGCGCTCCCGAGCCCTGGGGCCTGGGCCGCCGAACGGGTTGGTCACGCCGCCGAGCGGCTCGCGGGTTTCTGCCATGATGGCCTCCTGCTGCTGCTGGTGTCTGGCGGCGAGGGCCGTGATGAGGGGGAGCCTCGACTACCCCCGCCGCCAGCGAGGCCTCGGGGCGTCTGGAAACCCCTCGGCCGCGAGCCTGGGCGTGAACATGCAACCCGCCCCGCTCTGCCTCTGTGCGGGCATTACCCCGCGATCCTCATAACCGCCTCCATCAGCGTGTCGGGGCAGAATGGCCTGCCCTCTCTCTTGTGGCGGGCAGCGTCCGCCTGGTTGTCGCTG